AATGAAGTGTTTGCTACCATGACAGAAATTAATAGTGTTGGGCTGCCTTCACAGTCCCGGCCAATGATTGATGTTACTGATCTTTCCAGCACGGCAAGAGAGTATATCCCTGGCCTGCTTGATTCTGGACAGGTAACACTCAACATGAACTTCACCCGCAATACTTATATTGCGATGCGTGCAGATTTGCTTTCTGACAGTTCGGTGAATTATCAGATTGTTTTGCCTGATTCTAGTAATACGACTATTGATTTTGCTGGTTATGTTCAGGATATGGGTGGCAACGTTCCTGGGCCGGATGAAAAAATCAATGTTAATGTAACCCTTAAAGTTACTGGCTCGATTACTGTAAGCTCTTAATCAATAAGGGTTTGAATTAATAACCAAGAAGTAAAGAGGAATCAAAATGAAAAAAAATGAAACTGGTAAAATGGCAACTCTTCCCTTTCTTACTCGTGAGGCAATTCTGGCCGCTGACGATCTTATTCGGGAAAGGGTGGATATCCCTGAATGGAATGGATCAATTTATGTGTCCATGATGACCGCAACCGGCAGGGATGAGTTTGAAAAAGATATGGTAATCATGAAGGAGGATGGTACCACGGAACGGAATTTGAAGAATTTCCGGGCTTCTCTTTGTGCAAGGACAATTTGTAATGAAAAAGGGAAAAGGATGTTTAATTCTGTCGATGAAATTGAGCAACTTGGTGGTAAATCTGCTGCCGCAATTGAGCGGATTTTTACCGTTGCAATGCGGCTTAATAAAATTGGGAAACAAGATGTTGAGGAACTCACAAAAAACTAATTGCCCGGCCAGGCAGAGTTTTTGCCTTTCGCCTCTGCCTGGCATTGGGCTTCCCTCATCCGGATTTTCTTTTGGCAAATTTGACGAGTGAACAAATGGCAGAGTGGAAGGCATATAGCGAGATTGAGCCGTTTGGGAATAGGCATCAAGATATTGGTATGGGAATAATTGCTTCGACAATTGCCAATTTTGCAATGCGGACAAAGAAATTGACAAAGCCATTTACCCCTGATCAATTTATGGTGCCAACTGCATCTGATAAGAAGAATAAAGTAAATGTTGTAACAGTTAAAGATATTTTCAAATCACTTCGGGACTCCATGAAGGGGAAAAAGAAAAATGGCTAATATCGGAACATTGATGGCCCATTTGGGGGTTGATACCTCTGACTTGAAGCGTGCCGAAAAGGATTTGAAATCGTCTACCGGGGCAATGGAACGGGGATTTCTTTCTTTAAAAAATGTTATTGCTGGGGTATTTGCTGGTCTTGGAGTTTATCAGATTGTTCAGTTTGGGAAAGAAGTAATTTCACTTGCTGATAATTATACATTACTTGGTAATCAATTAAAACTTGTAACATCCTCAAGTGCTGAATTAAATCAAGTTCAAGGAGATTTACAGAAACTTGCCGCAGATACTCGGGTTGGTTTTGAATCGACTTTGACTATTTATGCCCGTATGGCCAGAGCCACTCAAGAACTTGGGGTGACTTCCGGGGATTTGATGACGGTTACAAGAGCATTAAACGAAGCTGTTATTATTTCCGGTGTTACTTCGCAAGAAGCAAATGCAGCTCTTATCCAGTTATCTCAGGGTATGGCAAGCGGAACATTGAGAGGTGAAGAATTGCGCTCTGTAATGGAACAATTGCCTGCTGTAGCTATGCAAATTGCTAAGGGTATGGGTATCCCTTATGCAAAGTTTAGAGAAATGGCCTTTGAAGGAAAGGTTACTACAGAGGCAATGATTAATGCCCTGAAAAAACAAGCAGGTGAAATCCATTCAGAATTTTCTAAAATGGAAGTCACTATTGGTCAAGCCTGGACCAATATTGGAACGAATTTTGGCGCTACAGTCAATGATATGAATCAAGCAATTTCCGGGACAAGTGGAATTGCTTCTGTAATGCAGGATTTTGCCGATTGGTTACGAGAATTTCATGAGAGTGGTAATGCAACTGCTTGGGCTGATGATTTTAAATTAGCTGCTGAAGGTGTTGGGGACGCAATTTCTCTTGTTACTGATCGTTTTGTAAATTTATATAATGCATTTGGATTACTTAATGCTGTTGCTGATGGACAGTTAAGTTTTTGGGAAGCAGCAGCAATGGGGCCGGAAGAAGCATCTAAATGGTTAAAACAATATAAAGCACCAACCGTAAGTTTGGTAATACCCCAAAATTGGGAGGTCATAGCGGAAGATTATCACGAATTTAGTTATTTGAAAGAAAAATTTATATGAGATTATTGGTAATAACTCAAAAATATGACTTGAACGACTCCAATCTGGGAGTTTTTATTGATTGGTGGGATAAATTTGCCGAAAAAATGGAAAAAGTTTACGTTTTAGCCCTTGAAAAACATTCCGAACCTAGAATTTCAAATGTTAAAGTTTTAAGCATGGGCAAGGAAAAAGGCGTCGGTTTTTTCAGAAAAATTTTAGGTTTTTATATAGGGCTTTTAAAAACTATTAAAAATATTGACGCAATTTTGGTTCATATGATTCCAAAATATGCGATTCTCGCAGCACCCGTCGCTTTTATTTTCCGCAAACCGATCTATCTCTGGTATACCGGCGTTTCGGCAAATCGCGATCTTCGGATTGCCGTTATGTTCTGCCGTAAAATATTTACGGCGCACGAAGCGGCAATGCGCGTTAATACGCCAAAACGGATTGTTACCGGCCATGGTATAGATGTGAATAAATTTTCAATTTTCAATTTTCAATTTTTAAATTCCGAAATAACAATTTTATCAGTTGGAAGAATAACGCCGAGCAAGGGGCACGATTTAATTATTAAAGCTGTTTCTGACTTGGTAAAATCCGGCTATAATTTGAAATTAAAAATTATTGGCGGAATAATTCAGGAATATCACCAGGATTATTTAGAGTCTTTAAAAAATTTAGTGAAAAATTTGAATATTAAAGATCATATAGAATTTATCGGGGCAGTTTCTTATGACAAGATGCCGGATTATTTTAGCCAATCGCAAATTTTTATTAACGCGGTTCCTTTTGGAGGCTTAGATAAAACAGTTTTGGAAGCAATGGCCGACGGCGTTTTGCCTTTAACCTCTAACAGTGCTTTTTTAAACGTTTTCCCGCAAAAAGTCGCTTCCCAACTTGTTTTTAAAGAAAATAATTTGGAAAATCTAAAAAATAAATTAAAAAATATTTTAGATAGCAAATTATATTTAAATGAATCGTTGACTTATGAACTAAAAAATATCGTTGTAAAAAACCACAACATTGGTAATTTAATTGATAGAATTATAAAGGAGATTTCTTAAAATGAATTATTTTGTCGCAAACTACGATGATGAAAAACGCTGGATGAGTTATTGGTATCAGGCGAGAGAGGTTGTTAATTTTAACCCCGGCAATGTTTTGGTTGTCGGCAAAGGCGACGGTTTGATTTCCGAATATTTTAAATTAATCGGCATTAAAACGACTACTTTGGATATTGATAAATCGTTAAATCCCAATGTTGTTGCTTCGGTTTTAAATAT